TACGGACGCGCGTATTTCGCGTAAAGCCACAAATACAGCGCAACCGGCTTTTGCATGGGATGAATCCGCACGTCATCCGCGCCGACGTTCCCGAAATACGCATGGTCAAAGCATTTCGCCGTTTTATTGAAACTCGTCCATGCTAATTCGCCGTCGGAATAGCTGTCCACGGGCTGACGCTTGTACCAGAAAATGAATTCCTTCGTCGGCGGCAGCAAATCCGACAAATGATTGTAGCCCCAAATAATCTGATTCTTGCTGACACGGAACAGTTCGGTGAAGTATTCCGCCGTCGGTTTATCGTCGTTCGCGGTCTTTGTCTGCCCGTAGCGCCTAACCCGGCTTGTCTCCTTGAATCCCTTTTCAATCCCGTACGGCGGGTCTACAACCGCCAAATCGAAATATTTACTCGGAACGCGGCGCATAAATTCCATGCAGTCAATGTTATACGCTTCGTTCATTCGCCGTCATTCCTCCAACTGGTACGTTTTCGTTTCGCTGCGCTCGACCTTGATTTTCTCTTTTGTGGTCATCGTGATTTTCGCCTTGCAAAGCCCGCGTACGTTGATCGTAGCCGACGTGATAAACCCGCGTGCGGTCTGCTCCGCGATAGCGTTCAGGAGTTGCAGCGGTTCTTCGGCAGCAATCGGGGCAAAGCCCAGCTTTGCAGCATCGTCCCCGAAAATCTTGCGAATGCGGTTTTGCGCCGCCGTGATCTGCTTGCGCAGATTCCGTTCATGCCGTGCGTCGTAGCATTCGCATTTTTCGGAAGCGGCAATATCGGCTTCCGCCTGCGTTTCTTCTTCGTAGTCCAGATTCACGACTTGCCCGCAGTATCTACACGTGCCGAATGTCATTCCGTTACCTCCGGGCTTTCCGCCGCTGCCTGATCGCCGCCCGCGTGCGCTTCGCCGGTTGCCCGCCTGATCGCTGCCGTCAGCGCCGCGACCGCCGACGCGATTTGACCGCCCGACGCTTCCGGCTTCCGTCTATCCGGGTCAGCATTTTCCGCCAGCTTGCAGACGATAGCCGCTTGCACGACTTCACCGACGAACGTGCCGGTTTCCTGCATCGTCAGCGTTTCGGCGGACGTACGAACGACAAAAGCGCCCGTCGTGAATTTGAATACCGCATACGCGCGCTTTCCCGCCGGGGGGACGATGCGGATAGCGCCCGCGTCCGCAATGACGGCTTCCGGCGTGGGGACTTCGTACCCGCTCGACGCGAATACTTTCAACTGTTCCGGCGCAAGCGCGTAGACCTCGCTGCCGAGTTGCTTTGAATACAGCTTTTTCATGTCTTTTGTACCTCGTATCTTTCCGGCGGTCGTAAGCAGCCGCCCATTTTTGGACACCATGCCGGGACGTACGGCAGAAACCGTTCAATGCCGACGATGTAACCGCACGTTTGCCCCGGCGCATAACATCTGAAACACTTTTGACCGTTTACCCAATCTTCCGTTACGACGCTGCCGCATCCGGCGCACGTCCGCGTATAGTCCGCGCGTGTCATTCCGCCGCCTCCGCCGGAAGCGTCAAATACCAAAGCGCGCTGCCCCGAAGGGCTTCATTCGGGCAGTTGTCGCAGTTTTCCGCCGCGCACTGATCGCAGTAGATGCGATGAAAAGCATCGTCCCGCGGCGCATTGATCGCCGGAATCGCTTGCAGGAAATCCGCCAACGCCTGCGGGCTTTTTGTGATTCGGTCGAAAACGTTCATCCCCGCGCCCCCTGATTCCAAATCGGGAAGGAAACGCCCGCAAATACTTCTTCGCGGAAATGCAGCGGGACGAGTCTGTAAACGTCGTTCAGGCAAGAGTTCCGCATGGATGTGTTCATAAATTCTGCGTGCTTGAATTCATCCGGCGGAAAAAACGGCTCGTTCGCGTATCGCAGAACGTTTTCCCGGACTTCCCGCAGAAAATCTTCCGTCCAACGGTCGCCGCCGCTTGCCCGCTCCCGTGCTTCGCGTTCGCTCTGCGCAGCGAATGTTTCCCACGGGAAAAGAACGTGCGTAATATACACGTTTTCAGTTTTCTTCATGGTATGAGCCTCCTTTTTCATTCTGTCGCTTTCCGGCGACCTCTTTTGCGGTATGCTTCGGTCACGCGCTTTTCTGCGACTTCTGCCCGATATGCAGGGCGGCAGCGCGCGTTCAGTTCCGGCACTTCTCCGCGCTTGATTTCCCGGTAAATCGTCGCTTGACATTTGCCGATGCGCGCCGCGATTTCGCACGGCTTCGCGCCCGCGTTATACATTTCTTCGATGATTTTCCGATCTTCAAGCCCGATATTGTAGCTGTTCATTCCGTATCGCCTCCGTTTCCTGCGTTTTTGTGTATAAAAAATAAGCGCGTCAGAAGTAATAACTTCTTTCGCACTTAATAATAAACGGCGCATTTCTGCAAAAAAAGAAAAAATAGTCTTGACTTTTCAGAATAAATCGTTATAATAATCATGCGCTTCAGAGAGAAGCCCAGTTAGGGGATTTGTGTAACGGTAGCACACCGGACTCTGACTCCGTTTGCGGGGGTTCGAATCCCTCATCCCCTGCCAGAAAGAAAACCTGTAATCTTTAAGGATTACAGGTTTTTCTTTGCGTATTCTCGGTTTTCGCCTGAAAGCAGGCTTTCAGATTCTCCTACTGGTTTTTCAGTTTTGAAACCGGTTTTTGCTTCAAAATCGGCACGAAATATCAAACGAAATCCTTTCAGCAAAACGCCCAGCAGACGGCTTGCGCGTCTGCCGGGTTTTTCTTATTCGGATTCATCTTGTCAGAACTTTTCCTGCCATACTGCCGGTGAAGATACCGTTCAAGATGGCGGGGCGGCCAGCGACGAAGACGGTGTCTATGCCAGTGGAGAATTTGGCCGGGTCAGAATAGGTCGCGCAGGTATGGACAGCGGAAAGGTCAAAAAGATTCAGGTCTGCGTCCATGCCGGGGCTAAGGATGCCTTTTGTTTTCAGGCCCATGACCTTTGCAGCGCGGCCTGTGCACTTATGCACGGCAGATTCAATGGAAAGCGCCCGCTTCTCGCGGACAAAATGCTCCAGAAGCGTTGTATAGGTGCCGTAGACGCGCGGATGGAACATACCGGTGGTGGGATAGGTACTGTCCGAGATCACGCAGCTATATGCGTCGCGCAGGATATCGCAGATATCGTCCTCGTCGGCAATAAAGTCAATCATGGTCACATCGCAATGCGCGGCCTGCAGCAGATCGAACAGCGCGGTAAAGGGCTCCTTCCTCTCCTGCTGCGCGATGGCGGCAATGCTCTGTCCCTCATACTTGCGCAGATCTTCCAGCGAGATACTGGATGCAACGATATTCTCAAAACCAACAAGGAGCGAGATATTTTCAAAGTCGCTGCCGGTCAGCATGCGAGCCTTGAGCGCTTTGCGGAACGCGGGATCAGACAGGTTTTCCGTCAGGACTTCCAGGCCGCCCTTCTGGCTCTCCGGCGGCAGAACATGGACAAGCTGTGTTGAGCCAGCGGTATAAGGATACACGTCACAGGCGATCTCCACGCCCTCCTGACGGGCCTCTTGCATCAGGCGGAGCATTTCCGGCGTGCACTTGCGCCAGTTGGCCTTGCCGATAGATTTGAGGTGGCTGACCTCAACCGGAGTATGCAGTGCTTTCGCAACGGCAATCATTTCCCGGAGCGCGTCAACCACGCCGCTACCCTCCTGCCGCATGTGGACGGTGATGGGAATGTCGGAATTCTGGAGCGGCTGAAGCGCTTCGATGAGCGTTTCGGTCGAATAGAAGCAGTCCGGCGCGTAGCCGAGGCCCAGCGAGACGCCGAGCGCGCCTGCGGCAAGCTCCTGCTCGATGAGGCGGTGAATTTCGGCCATCTGCGCCGCATCGAGTTCAGGTGTTCCAAAGCCCGCCGCGCAGGCGCGGATGGTGCCGCTGCCCGCAAGCATGGCTGTATGGATGGGGCTGGGCGTCTTTTTCGCGGCGCGCAGATAGGCAGCAAGGCTGGAAAAGTCGGCGCCGTCCGGCAGCGCACCGGTAACAGGTGTCAAGTATGCCTCAATTTCTTTTTGGAATCTGCCGCCGCAGGGCGTCACAGACAGGCCGCAGTTGCCGTTGACGATCGTGGTCAGGCCCTGCTTCAACTCAAGTTCGCCGAAATGCGGACGGAAGAGCGCCGCGTCGGCATGGCGGTGAATGTCGATGAAGCCGGGCGTAACATACTTCCCTGCTGCGTCAAGGACTGTCCCGGCAGAAGCATCCTTGAGATCACCAACTGCGGCGATTTTTCCGTCTTTAATCGCAACATCGCCTGCGGCCGCCGGTGCGCCAGTTCCATCGATCAGAGTACCGTTTTGAATCAAATAATCAAACATCTTTCTTTTTCCTTCGTATAGACGCAGAGCGCAAGACCGGTTCTCCGGCCCTGCGCTTTGCTTTTTTATTTTACAGGCTTGATATGCCAGATATCTTCGGCATACTGACAAATCGTACGGTCAGAAGAGAATTTCCCGGCAGATGCTACGTTCATGAGGCACTTGCGGCCAAAGGCGATGCGGTCGCAATAATCATGATTCACGCGCAGACGGGCCTTCTTGTAGCTGTCGAAGTCGTAGAAGAGGAAATACTGATCCGGCTTGTGCCAGCTTGCACCTTCGAGCAGAGACGTATAGAGTTCGTGCTGCTCCTCATCAGTCGGAACCGTCCCGTCGATCAAGGTATCGACAGCGCGGCGCAGATTCGGGTTCGCCTTGTAGAAGCTGCGGGCGTTGTAATTGGGCTTCACCATGTTGATCTCCTCGACGGTCGCGCCGAAGATATACTCGTTCTCGCTGCCTGCCTGCTCCGCGATCTCGACGTTTGCGCCGTCGAGCGTACCGAGCGTCACTGCGCCGTTCAGCATCAGCTTCATGTTGCCTGTGCCGGAGGCTTCGGTTCCGGCGGGAGAGATCTGCTCGGAAATATCAGCGGCGGGTATGATGTGCTCT